ATAATGAATGTGGAATAGAGTTTGAGTTAACGAGTGATCCAATTGCAATGGCAGAAGCCTTAAGGGACATTATTCGTGATCCTTGCGATATAACTCCTTGATATTATTGAAGAATTAATACCTTGAAATATCTTATAATCAATGTTATGCTGATTATATGAAGAATGAAAAGAGCCGGTTGATGAAGCACGTTTATATTGTGCGAGGGATCGTGAGTGACGTGTCGAGCGAGATCCTTAAGGTCTTTGAGCTTGAGCGTGATGCCGAGCGTTTTGTGAGTGAGTTTCCTCTGGACGAGAATGGTCTTCCGCAGGGCTATGATGATATTTACGTTGCACTTACTTGCGGCAACTTCGATTTCCATGGAAGACTGAAAATTGTCCCTGCCACGCTTTCCTCGGTGGAGGTTTAAACATGGTTCGTGATCGTCGCAATCGTCGTATTGGGGATATTCAGCGTGATCTTCGTCCCGACCAGGGTGGAGACATTCTTTCGGAGTTTATGCTTGAGTTTGTTTGGCCTCTTGCCACCTTTGTTGTTCTAATGGCTTTGCTTATTTTGGTTGTATATCTATGAGTAATATTAGACCGCTATATACGGAGAAGAACCGCACGGCGCTTGCAGAACTTATCGTTAACCGAATGTCATATGAGGAGTTGGTAGATTATGCAACTTATATGATTGCTTCTTCATATGATAAAAACGTAGATCATTTTAACACGGATTGGGAACTTGTTAATGAGGAAGATGTCTAAATTTAAAGTTGGACAGCTTGTTCGTTTAAAGCACATTAACGTTAATGCTGTGCTTGATGATATGCCTGATGTTCGTGTATACGTCATTGGTGGATATGGGCAAGAAACAAGGCACTTGCATTGGGATTGGATGCCTATTAATAGCATTGGGATTATAGTAGGAGAATTCGATAAGAATTCTTTCGACGTGTTAATTAATGAAAAGCTGATTAATATATCGTATATGTATTTGGAACCGCTTTAATATTTATCCCGTATGCAAACAATGCGAGATATATATTCCATATGGAAACAACGATCCAACTGTGAAGCTACGTTAGGAGGAATTCCTTTAAGACTACGTATGTTAACAACTCCAGAAGAGCAGGAAAAAGGATTTATGTTTGAGCCCGAGCCGGATGATGGCTTTGGGCTTTTTTTCGTTTATCCCGAGCCAAAAGAATTAGGTTTTTGGATGCGGGACGTTCCTTTTGATTTGGATCTTGTCCCTTTAGATGAAGATATGAGAGTGTTAGGAGTTCATCATTTATTAGCATATGATGAAAGAACGTGTAAGATTAAACGTCCTTGTCGATATGTTTTAGAATTGCGAGCTGGTTGGTGTGAACGTAATTCTGTTGTTAGGGGCAATAAATTAGAATTTTGATCCTATATGTACTATTTAAAAAAGTATTGTTTCCGAAAGGTTTAATCGATGAGAAATAAAAAATATACTGGTAGTCCTTCCCTTAAATGGCTATTTGAACAAGCTCCTGCGGCTGCTCCAGCACCTGCTGCTGGCGCTCAAAATCCAGAGCAACAAAAAGCAAAAATTGCAGATATTAACTCTATTAATAAAAACACAAATATTGCAGATGTAGATCCAAAAGCAATTGTAACTGCGATGCAAAATCCGGAAGCAAATCCAAATATAATAAAAATTATTGAAAAACCTGCCGAAGAGATTAAAGCTTTGGTAGCTAAAATTGGACCAGATGAATTAGCTAAACGTATTGGAGAGATTGGCGCCAAATTACCTAGCACCGGTTTGCCAAAAAATGAGATGCCATTCTTGCCAGCAACAGATATTAAGGATTGGAATGATTCAGAAGCAGTATCTAAAATGATTGATGCAGTTTCTCCAGGCGGGGAATATCAGGTTGATTTTAATGCTCCATTTTATGATATGAAATCTGGCGCAGAAAAAACGGCAGAAGCAGGAAAAGGATCCGAATCAACTCAGCAACAAGGTATGCAAGAAGCTGCCCAACATAAATTATTAGAAATGGGAGTAAAAAAACTAGCTGAGATGTTAAATGAGGAAGAAGGACCGGCTTCTGTTGCTATCAACACTTTGAATACAAGTCCTTCAGACGCCGAAGAATGGCTAAAAGCTGGCGTTAAGGATGGAAAAACTGGAGATGACGAACCGGCTGTTGCATATCAAGATCAAGCTCCATTAACAATTAATAAAATGGTGCCAACGCAGAAAAACGTATTGATTGGAAAAAGCTTAAATTTTGCTGTTGGCAATTACCCAACACCAGGAACAGAATTAGGAGCTTACGTAGTAGATGCTGGAAATGGCATAGAGATACTAGATGGTCATCATCGCTGGGCGGGGGGTTATTTATTAGATCCAAACATGAATTTAACCGGTCATTTATTTAAATCTTCAATTCCAACTAGAAAATTACTTCCAATATTAACTCGTCTAGGCAATGCTTTAGGCAAACCAACAAAAACAGATGAAGCATTTAAACGTGTAGGTAGTCTTATTCGTGAGGCTGCATGGAGTATTGATCGTTGGCAAGTTTTAGCAGGAATAAAAAGAGGTTGATATGAAAAATAATAGATACACAGGTCGTCCGTCCCTTAAGTGGTTATTTGAACAAGCTGATGCCGAAGCGGATAAAAATGCTGCTGCACCAGATAGCGTAAGTGCAGAAAAAATAGCCGCATTATGGAAACTTCCATATGCACAATTCGTTGAACAACTTAAGGTTGTGGCAAAAGACCCAAAGCTTCGTGCGTTCTTGGCTGCTGGGAAAAAAGATGGAGCACCGGGTGATGAAGGAGTTAAAGTTTCAGCAACTACTATTGCTGGCAAAGCTTTAAGTCCAACTCAAAGCGAAATCGATCTAGGCGGTTCCGTTGGATGGTCATTTAAAAATCCAGGTGGAATAGCAGCTTTCTATAGTGGTGGCGCATGGCAAGGCGGCGACGATCCTATTATAACCGCAGGAGGAAAATGGGTTATCGATGGTCATCACCGTTGGTCCCAAGCAATGGTCTTTAATCCAGATGTTACTTTAGCTTGCATTAATATCAACATTGCAGATCCAGAAATGGCATTAAAAATGACTCAAGCGGCAATTGCAGTAACAAAAGGCGACGTTCCAACGCAAGGCGTTAAGCAAGGAATGAACGTATATGGCATGGGATTTAATGACATCATAGCTAAATTTGCAGGCGGCGGCTCAACTTTATTAACTCTAGATGTTGTAAAGCAATTGCAAGGAAAATTAGTTGTTAGTGCAACTCCAGATGAAATAGAAGCAGCCAATGCATTGCCTAACAAGCCAACCGGTCCAGCAGCAGCTAGTCAAAAAATTGCTCAGGCTAGCGCAAGTGGAGTAGCTCCTGCGTCTGCTTATGGAGAAATGTCTCAAGCCTTAAAAGAACAAATTAACATGAAAGGCTTCGAAGGTCTTGCAAACGTTGGAAATGAAGCAAATACGGGAACGGTTGTTCCTTCAGGGGATCCTGGCGCTCAATGGGGAACTTGTGCTGCTTCTTTGGCACACAATTGCAAGACATTGCCAGCAGCAGGAAAATTCCCACGTCCAAAGATGCCACAAACAGGAACTGGAGATGGTGGGCCAGGTTCAGAAGGACTTTCTACCGCATTACAAAGCGGCGATATTAACTTTAAGCCAGGTTACGATATTCAAAAGGAAAGCGTCCGTTTTGATCTAGATCGTTGGAAACTATTAGCTGGAATAAATAAAAGAGGCTGAAATGAAATTAAAATTAAAACATTTGCTAACAGAATTGTTTGAGCAAGATCAAGAAACCCCGCCTTCTTCTGGTAAAGAAGAAAAAGGTGTTGTTACTGCTGGAGATCCAGTTCCAGGTGATGCAGAACCAAAGAAGCAAGTTCACGTATTTGACTTTGATGACACATTAGGTGTTACAAAGGATGCAAATGGTATAATGGTATATCGTGATGGTGTTCCATTAAAAACTCCACAAGAAATGCAACAATGGTTAGCAAGTAAGGGAATTGGACAGGATTATATGTTAACCGGTCCAAAAGGTGGACAGATTGAACAACCAGATGGCGTTGATGGTATCGCCGCTTATATTAATTCTGCCGGTTTAGCTAAAGCACGTGAAGGAATTAATAACGTATTAGTCTCTCCAACCAAACCAACGCCTGGAGATCCGAAGTTTGCTGGCGAAGCAATTGTAGCTGACTATAGCCCTTCATCTACTGCAAAATCAGCAGAACCAATCGACTCAACATTATCTAAAATTAAAAACTTGCCTGCGGGTGCAACAAGTCAAATTATTACTGCTCGTTCTGGTGAAAGTTCCGGAAGAATTCCAAAAGATTTCGCAGGACAACCTCATCCTCCGTCTGTTGAATCTGATTTAAAAGATTTTATGACATCGCAAGGCGCTAACTTAACAAATGGAATAAAAGGTCTAGGCGGCGGAAATAAGGGCGATGCAATTAAAAAGTTATATTTTGATGGCAAGCCACCAGAACAACAACCAGACGAAGTACATTTCTATGATGATGATGCAAAAAACATATCAGATGTTAAAAATGCATTAGGCGGCAAAGTACCTGCTGAAGTTTTCTTGTATGGACCTGGAGAATTTGAAAAAAATCAAGCAAATCCTGAAAGTCCAAATCAAGAGTTTCCTGCTGCACCAGAAACTCCTGGTCAAGAACAAAGCCTCAAAGAATATAGACTTATGAAGCTTAATAGAATGTTAGCTGAAGCTCATAGAAAAAATGATGCTACTCGTTATCGTGTTATAAAGAAGATGATAAACGAAGAACACGAGAGGGTGTATCTTAATCGTTGGCGTAAGCTAGCAGGTATTTGAAAGTAAAATACAAAAGAAGAAGGGAGCGAAAGCTCCCTTTTTCATTTTATTAATCTAGCTATGATTTTAACGCCAGGAACTTTTAATCTTTGAACGGCGGCTATATTCTTTGGACTATCATCAAAGAACTCAATCTCTTTATATCCAAACTTCATAGCTACCATCTTAATCCATTGAGCTTTCATTTCCGGATCGCTATTGCCGAGGGCAACAACAGGAATTTCTGGGATATCGTTTAAACGAAAGAATTCCCGAGCTGGTTCTTCACTTCCACGTGCGGTAAGAATAACTGCGCTGTCAGTTCCATGTTTTGCAATAACAAGCTTTAATATTTTTGTTGTCCAACGTATAGCTTTAGGATCTTTTAATCCTTGAAAGTCGGAATAATCAAATTCATCGCCGGGTTCTTTTTCATATACCGCATATTCTGCTGGATTTAAATCTAACAGCTCACCCGAAGCTTTTTTAATATGAACTTTGCTATTTGTTTTTACAAGAGTATCATCAAGATCGAATATACGTAATTTCTTTCCAGCTTGCAACGTTTCTTTGATGATTTCATGTATATAAGTTTTTAAAATTTGATTGCTCATAATATCATACTAATTAGTAATATGTCAACATTTAATACAACAATGTCCCCAACTCCATTTGGATTTTTTGATAGTGATACGGCATTTCAAAATGATGCAGATAAAGTCGTTACATTCGTTTTAAGAAAGCTTGGAGAAGACGTATTAAGCGTTGAATTGACAAAGAAAATGATTTGGGCTTGTTTTGAAGAGGCTACCCTTTACTTTAACGCAGTCATGATTGAATATCAAGCCAAATCAAATTTATCTTCTCTTCTTGGAACCCCTACCGGAAGTATTGACCCTGCTACTGGCAAATATAACCTCAATTTAATTAATAACTACGTTCAACCAAACTTTGAATTCATCATAAGACAAGCAGAGCCATATGCTTCAGAAGTTGGATACGGTCAATCTCTTCAAAGTTATTCTGGTTCTATTAAATTGGAATTAGGTCGTCAAGATTATGATATATATGAAGAATTAAAAGATGAAGCAGGCAATCGTCTTGCTGCTTATATGGGCACCGGCTCCCTTGATGTTCGTGGTAGAATGAAAATATTTGAAGTATATCATTATGCTCCAATTCAATATGTATTTAATAGCAATCTTGCATCTAATTTCGTTGCTTCAGGTCTTCCAGTAGAAAGCTACGTTCCAGATACACGTTTCTACGTTCTTCCCTTGTTTGAAGACGTATTGAGAGCTGGAATGTTAGATATGGCTTCTCGTGTAAGACGTTCTCATTATACTTATAAAATATCTGGAACTGGTATCCGAATATTCCCAACTCCAAATAATCTTATTCCATTCTTTAATGATAAATTGTGGTTAAGAGTTGGCTTTCCACCCTCGGCTGCTCCAGGCATTGTTGGCACATACTTTAGCGGCTCATTAGAGGCGTCTGGAAGCCTCCAGGATCCTGCTACACCGTCCTCCGTGTTATTCGGTGTCAGTAACCCAGGAAACATTCCTGCGGGCTTTATAACGTATTCTTCTCTCAACCCATGGAGTAGAAATTGGATTATTCTTTATACTTTGGCGGTTGCTAAAGAACTTCTTGGACTTGTTAGAACCAAGATGAAGACAATCCCAATTCCAGGCGCAGAATTAACTCTTAACGGTGATGAACTACTTGCTCAAGGAAGAGAAGATAAAAAAGACTTATTGGTTGGTGATACTGGCATTATCACTAAACTTGATGCCTTGACCTACGATAAACTTGCAGAGCTTGAAGCAAATAGAGCAGAAAATAATATGAAACTATTGCAACATATGCCTTTCCCCCCAAAATATACATTATTTATTGGATGAGTAGTCAAAAGCTCCCCTCTGTTCTATCTATATATAATGATAAGTGGAACGCTACCAATTAGAAGACAAAAACATATGAAACTATTAAAAGAATATATCACATTACTTGTTAAAGAAGCTATGGATGAAGACGTTAACCTAAAACGTCTAAATCCTGGAATGTTAGGCATTTATTCTCTTGCTCAAGCTATTAATAAGCTAATCTATGAGGGAGATGCATTGCCTGGAGCCTTGCCAATAGACATTATTAGTTCCGGAAAAGAATTAAAGTCTGCTCCAATGATAACAGATACAGAAAGAAATTCTGGAGTATCCCTTCAGCATACCGGCTCTACTTTCAAATTATATATTGATCCTTCTAAAGCAGGAACTTTCATGAGTGGCGATAATGAAACTCATGATATTATGCATACGATTACTGGACACCTTGCCAAAGCAATAGCCAGAAGAAGAGAAAGCCTCGAGGCTTCTGGCCAATATGGTGGTACTCCTTCCAAATTCAATAAAATAACTTTGAAAAAAGATGAAATTGCGGATTTTACGGATAAGTTTGAAAAAACATTTGGGTATAAGTTACCATATTCAGTTTTTGAAAAAACATTTGAATTGAAAAAACCTACCGAATATAGCAATTGGTTTGTTAAAACAGTTTGGCCAAAAATTAAGAATAAGAACGTTAAAATATACGGAAATACTGTTAACAAAGATAACTTCATATATATCGGCTATACGATATGGAAATCTGTATATGGTCCAGGCGGCGTTCTTCCAGGTATTTTTGGACACAGATCTTGGGGAAATGTTGATATCTCCAATGCTAAACTTGATCCAGCAGATCCGGATAATTTCGGAGCACCAACAGTAGGCAAAGGTAGCCCTGGAAAAGTTGCTTGGAAACAATCCATGGAAGACGAAGAAATGCTTGGAAATGTCATTAACATGGCTATTAGTTATGAAGTGGAAGCTGGTCAACCTATTGACGTTAAAAACGTTGTTTATAAAATATTTAGTAAATATCAACAAGCACCAAGTCCAAGCACTAACGTGGGAAATATTAAGCCGCAAGAATATAAACTAAGATACAATACGCTAGAAGCAAGAAAAGCGTTAACGAGATTATTTGAGTTATATAATCAAATGTTGCAGCGTTATACGGTTGGTCTATCTACCGCTCAACCAGCTCGTAAACAAGCTGCGAAAGCGGCAGAGAACATATATGATCGTGAGCAGGTAACACCAGCCCAACTAAACGCTGCCAGACAGAGTTTAGCAGCCAAAAGAGAACCTTCTCCATTCCCTGAACCCGCTCCAGCAAGAAGACCTCGCAGAGCACCTGCTGCTCCCGCTCCTGCACCAGCTCGTCCAACCAAAAAAGCCCCAGCTCGTCCAACCAAAAAAGCCCCAGCACGTCCGACTAAAAAAGCACCAGCAAGAAGAACTAAAAGATGAGCCGGTTATTCATAACAAGTGGAACGCTACCAATTAGAAGAAGAAGATATGAACCTATTAAAAGAATATATCCGTCTTATAATCAAAGAGCAATTGGAAGAAGATATTGATATCCAAAAATTATCTCCTGCAATGATCGGGGTTTATTCTTTAGCCCAAGCGATGAATAGATTGATATATGAGGGCGGTGCGCTACCTGGAGCTATTCCAATAGACATAATAGATGCTGGTCAAAAACTACAATCTGCTCCAATGGCAACAGATACAGAAAGAAAAGCTGGGGTAAGTTTTCAATCTGATCGTAATAGTTTCAAACTTTATCTTAATCCGAATTTAAAAAAACCTGAAATGATTGGCAATGACGAAACTCATGATCTTATTCATGCTTTTACCGGACATTTAGCTAAAAAATTTGGCAAAAGAAAACAGTCTATAGAGAAAAGTGGTCAATATTCTACAACTCCTACAGAATTTAATAGAACACGGCTTGATAAAGATGCTATAAAGCTTTATAATGATGCTTTTTTAAGAGCATTTAAATTTAATCCGCCGCAAGAAGTTTTTACAAAACCTTTTAATATGGACCAATCCGATTATATAAAATGGTTTATGGATATATTTGCTGACAAAAAAGAAAAAAATGTTAGTAGTAAATTTGATTTTGATATTAAGAATTTAGGTAAGGATACGTATTGGGCGGTTTTAGGTGACGATTTTTCACCAGGCAGACTTAGTAAAAGATATTATGTTGGTTATGAAAAATTTAAAAAACCTTTTAATTTCGTTGATTACAGTCAAGCAGATGTTCCTTTTCGTGCTCCATTGCCGCCTATAAAATACAATCAATCATTTGAAGATGAAGAAGAGCTGGGCGTTACTATGATTGCTGAAATTTCGAAATATGTAACCAAAGGAAAGATTATATCCAATCCAGCAAAGATGGCAAAAAAGATAAGAACTGAATATTCAAAATCTCTTGGATTAACAAATATAGATCCAGATGACTTTAAACATCGTTATGATACTGCCGAAGTTGAAAATACAATGAAAAGATTATTTGAGTTATATAACGTATTTGTTGATAGATATAAGAAAGCTCAATCAAATCCGGCTGCAAGAACTGTTTGAAATTACATTATAATGTCAGGTTGCCCTATTTATCTATATGTCAAGGTTATTCATAACAAGCCGAGAGATCCAGTTTATCAATGACATTACCAAGGAATTGGTAAAAGACGTAATTGGGCAACAGATAATTTATTATCCTATTTCTACGATGAAGACCCAAATTCATCCAATATATGAAGAAGCAATTGAGAAGATATTTGAAAATCCAATTCGTTTAGATGTTATGGCTGGACAACCCAACTGGGAAACTAAATGGAACCAATTTGGTAATGAGCAAGTCAATAAGTTTGAGTTGTTTGTTCAAGCCCGTGACCTCTTAGACAAGGGCTATAACCTTAATGAAGGCGACTTCTTCCTTTATGGTGACCAACTATATGAGTTAGTTACTTTCGTGCCTATAGACAACATATACGGTCAAGTAGAATATACAACCGGTTATAAGTTAGAAGGCAAAGTAGCACGAAAAGGTCAATTTGATGTTAACGTCTTTAAACAAATGCTTAAAGATCAAGGCGTTAAGTATATTGATAGTAATGTTACTAAGGTTTGGCAACAACAACGTGGTCTTACGGAGAATATTGAAGGACAAACGTTGGACAAACGTCAGATGCGTAATAGATTGGCAGAAGATATGGCTCCAATAGCATTAGACGAAGGCGCTCGTATTATTAATATAGATGCGGATCCAGATCCTACACATAAACCAGAGGAAGCAAGTTCTTTTGATAATAATAGTCCAACTTACGTAGAACCAACAGATATCTATAACGAAGACTGATACTTAGATATATGGCTGTTGACCCAAAAGAGAATGTCACAAGACAGAACATACCACAAGACCCAAGAAATCCTAAAGATCATCTTGATAGTGGTTATGAAAATCAGCCAAGCTTAGATTTCACTATCCCTCCAGTTGGTATAGAAGATATCGATTTTGCCATTCATCGTTTATTTGATAAGACTATTGGTTTTAATACTTTCATGGTGAGCGCCGCAAAAGGTCCGCAAAATGTAAAGAAACCATATGTTATCTTTGCTACCGGTGAAAGATTTGCTCTTGCAAAACGTCTTAAACCACCAAGAGATAAAAATAAAGTCCTTATTCTTCCAGCTATATCCATTCGTAGGACCGCTATAGAACAAGCTCCTGATGATATTACCGGTAGAGGCATGAACCAATATACTGGGGTTATAACAATAAAAAGAAAATTAGCTCCAGAAGATAGAGATTATCAAAACCTTGTTAACAAACAAGGATTAAAGAACTTACAAAGCGTTCTTTCTGGATTACCAACTTCTAATAGACCTACCGGCGATGATAAAAATGAATTGGAAGTTGTTCAAGGTGGATTGTTACAAAATAGACTATCTGCAAATAACATATATGAGATAATAACAATTCCGCAGCCACAGTTTTTTACTGCGAAGTATGAAGTTGTGTTTTGGACGAATTATACCCAACACATGACATATCTTATTCAAACATATATGACCTCTTTTCTTCCACAGTTTAGAGGGCATAAATTAGAAACCGATAAAGGTTATTGGTTTCTTGCATACACAGAAGACAGTTTCTCCAATGGAGAAAACATCGATCAGTTTGAAGGTGAGGAGCGTCTTATAAAATATACCTTTAATATTAACGTTAAAGGTTATTTATTGGCTGCTCAAGCGCCTACAAATGCTGTTCCTGTAAGAAGATCGATTAGTTGTCCAAACTTAGTATTTGATATTGCAATAGCTGGAGATATACAACCAAAAGACGTTTTGGAAAGACCTCCAATCAAAGATACTCCTAATGACGGTTTTACATTAACAGATATCGATATGGACCCCGCAACAAAACAAACTGAAACTACATTACAAAAATTTGCTCTTAATAAGACTTTAATTGACCCAATAACTGGAAAGAAGCATAAGAAATACGTATCTATCTTAGATGTCAATCAAAAAAAGGGAGAAACAGTGTTTGCAGCTTCAGATATTGAAACTTTAGAAGAATATTTAATATCATCCAAATGAAGAAATAGTGGTGTAGTAACCCCTAATTAGAAAAAGAAAAGGCTTCAACGCTGATTTGAAGAAGAAGGATAAACCAAATGCCAGATCAAGTTTTTAAATTCCCAGGCTATTATGATCGTGAAATCGATCTAACCGCAAGAGTAGTTGCTCCTAACGGCGTACCTGCTGGTATAGTTGGTTCATCGGTTAAGGGACCAGCATTCATTCCATATACTCTTGGATCATTTTCAGATTTCCAAACCAAGTTTGGCGGTTTTAATCCAAACTTGACAGCCCCATATGCTGTAGAAAAATTTTTACAAAACCGTAATGCACTTACATTCATAAGGGTATTGGGAGCCGGTTCAAATACAACTTCTATTGATATTGCAGCCACTCAAACCGCCGGCATCGTTAAAAATGCTGGGTTTAAACTTTCTGCTTCTAATGGATGGGGTACCGTTGCAAATAGTACTCGAGCAGTTGGAGCCGTTCAGTTCTTGGTTGCTCGTCACGACTTGCAACCAGGCGAATCCGCACCATCCGGTTTCCCAATGTTTACAGATAACAATAGCTATGTAGATGCTAGTTTGGGAGTTAATCTTGTTCGTGGCGTTATATTTGCTGCTTCTGGTTCTCGTGTAATGATTATGTCTGCCAGCAATGAAGCATTCACCCCAGGATTAAATGATACCGCAATATATTCAACTCCTGCCAATAGCGAAGAACCATATTTTAAGATTGTAATTTCTACCTCACTTGGTACATCATATGCGACTGACGATGGATTTGTCGGAGTAAAAATATATTCTGCATCCTTTAATCCAACATCCGATCTTTACTTCGGAAAGCTTCTCAATACAGATCCTTCAAAGTTTGAAGAAGAACAACATTATTTATATGCTGATTTTGCAGTAGACGATGAAGTTGCAACAGTCGTTCAAAGTAACATCAATGGCGTATTGATTGCTTCTGGAACCTTGAATACTTCTACCACGTCCGGATTGCCAAATGAAAAATTCCTAGCGGCATATGGTCGTTTCGATACACGATATACAACCCCAAGAACTCCAGCTTTCATTTCTCAACCATATGGTTCAACGGAACATGATTTATTCCATATTGAAGCATTGGATGATGGCCAATATATCAGCGATAAAATTAAAATATCAGTTCAAAGCTTACAAGCTTCAACAAATCCAATATATCCATATGGAACATTTGCTATAACGGTTCGTCAATTTGGAGATACTGATATTAATCAAGCAGTTATCGAACAATTTACTGATCTAACGCTTGACCCAGATAGCGATAATTACATTGGCAAGATTATTGGCGATGCAAAAGCATACTTCAATTTCGACGTAGAAGATCCAGATGATCGCCGCATAGTTCGTTCTGGAAAGTATGCAAATAAGTCCAACTATATTCGTGTAGTAATCAGCGATGCTGTAGAACAAAAGATGGTACCATCAAGCGTACTTCCATTTGGTTTCCGTGGCGTTGACGTATTGAATACAAATCCAAAATTCACCGACGTGAGCTCCTCAATCGCTTCACAACGCCGTTTAGTTGGCATTGGTTCTCAAGACACATTTGGCTGTGAAGGCGCAATTGTCCCACCAGTTCCATATCGTTATAAGGTAACTAGAAATAGCGGTTCTCTAGAAATTACAGATGCTCGTCTCTTCTGGGGCGTGAAGTTCGAAAGAAACAATAACAACGTTGAAAACGTTAATATCAATAACGAACAAAATCGCTTTATTGCTGCGGCAACAAAGTTTGCTGGTATTAGCAAGCTAGACGTGGTAGTAACCGGTTCTTCAAAAGATAATTTTAATAATAATAAGTTTACTTTAGCTAGAGTTGCGGTTAGTGGCGTTAATGACATTTCAGGTCTTACTGGTACCGCCAGTACTCAAATGAGAAAAGCTCAATATATCCGTAATGGAGTTGTTGATCCAACAACGTATAACGTCAATGGATTTGTTACGTTTGCATCCCTTGTACATGAAGGTACGCAACCAATAACGTTCAACAAATACAACAACTATGCCAAGTTTACAACCTTCCTATATGGTGGTTTTGATGGCGTTAACATTCTAGATAAACACGCTGTTAGATTTGATGATAAATCTACTTCAATTGAAGTTGATGGTGGTGCTTATTCTGCATTTGTATCCCCTGGATTTAGTGCAAATCAAAACGGCATTGGAATTGAAAATAATCAAATCAATAGCTATCGTATAGCAACAGACATTATTACAAATCCGATTGCTTCTAATATCAACTTGCTATCACTTCCAGGTCAACGTGAACCGTTTGTTACGGATTATGCATCAGATAGAGCATCTGGCTTTGGTTTAGCTCTATACCTAATGGACATTCCAAACTACAACTCTTCTGGAGATAGAATATTTGATGGAGAAATTCTTGGTACATCGTCTTTTATCGACGTTCAACAAACTGCCAATAACTTCGATACTCGTTCTATCGACAACACATTTGTTTCTGCATATTTTCCAGATGTCATTATTGCTGATCCGCAAACAAACAAGAGAATTACAGTACCAGCAACGGTCGCTGCTCTCGCTGCAATCGGCTATAACGACAAGGTAGCTTATCCATGGTTTGCTCCAGCAGGATTTAATCGTGCAGCCCTTAACTTCGTAACCCTTACGAGAACAAGAGTAAATCAAGGAGAACGTGAAAAGCTTTATCAAGTAAGAGTTAATCCAATCGTTAAGTTCCCAAATGAAGGTTATGTAATCTTCGCACAAAAGACACTTGATGGAGCGGGCACTTCACTAGACAGCATTAACGTTCAACGTATGATTATGGACGTACAACGTCAAGTAATCGATATCGGCAATAAGCTTATTTGGCAACAACTAACTCCAGCTCTATATAATGAATTCATTTCTAGAGTTACTCCAATATTGTCTCTAGTACAAAATCGTGGTGGTTTGAGACAATTCAAAGTTGTTTGCGATAACACAAATAATACAATGCTCGACCGTGAGAATAACAAAATGAATGCTAAGATTTACTTACTTCCAGTCAAGGCAGTAGAATTCATCGCCCTCGACTTCATTGTCACAAGAGAAGGCGTTCAATTCGGTTGATATGAATAGTTAATATTAGTAACTGAAAAAATAGAAAAGGCATAACAACAATGACACAAATATCGTTCAAATCAGCAGGCGTTTCGGCTAGAACAATAAATCTAACAGGACCAACGGCAATACAGCCTTCTGGTATTCCTGCTGGTGTGATTGGTACCTCTATAGCTGGACCAGCATATGTACCAACAACCGTAGCTACCTACAATGATTTTCAAGCAACCTTTGGAGAAACAACTAATGACATATATGTTGGTCCATTAGCGGTTTCCGAATGGTTAAGAAACGCTCAAGCTGCTACATTTATTCGTGTTCTTGGAGCCGGAGCAGGCAATGCTAGAACTGTTGATACGGATGCTGCTGGTGGAAATCGTGGAAAGGTTGAGGGAGCAGGTTATGTCGTCGGCGGTGAGTTGCCAGAATATTGGAATGGATTTGCAGGCGAATTAACCGCTTCTCAATATGCTACTTTTGGTAACTCTCTTGGAAGAACATACTTCCTTGGTGCTTTCATGAGCCAATATGAAACAACTGCCTCTAATACCATAGTAAGCTCTTCAATGTTAACAGACGCTGGTTTATCAGCAAATGGAGCTCCGATTGTTCGTGGCATTCTTTTCGCAGCTAGTGGTACTCTTCTAACGTTATCTTCTTCTATTAGCAGTTCAAATGTCGTTTCTACAGGCACAACAACACCAGGAGGTGCAGTTACCGGCTCTGTCAAACTTCTTAATGGATTACAAGAATTCGTTATGCTTGTAAATGGTCTTACAAATACCGATCCAATGTATCCAAGTGTAATTACTGCATCTTTTGATGTTGAAGCTCCAAACTACTTTGGCTCTTTAATGAATAGAGATCCATTAAAGCTTGAACAAGCCGGATACTACTTGCAAACAGATTGGGTTATTCATCCATCACAAGCAGTTGTAACAGGTTCTGGCATTATCCTAAATACTGATAATGGTGTTAAAAATCTACGTACAACATTTGGTTTAGAAAACGTTGCATTCCTTGTAACTGGTTCAAAAACAAGAAATAGTGGTTCTCTATATGCTCCTAACTATGAAAACTTTGAAGACCGTTATCGTACTCCAAAGAGCCCATGGTTAACTTCACAAAAGTTCGGCGGCAAACCAGTTAATCTTTTCCGTATTCACTCTGTGGATGACGGCGTATACGCAAACGATAAAGTTAAAATCTCAATTGAAAATATTACTCCAAGCCTTTCTGACGTTTATCTCTATGGAACGTTCGATCTTCTAGTAAGAGATTTCTCAGATAGCGATAAGAGCAAAATTGTTTTAGAACAATATAGAGGATTATCATTAGACCCAACAAATCCAAATTATATTGCACGTGTAATCGGAGATTATAATACTTTTTATAACTTCGACACAGAAGATGGAGCTTCAAAGCTTGTCACTCTAGGAGATTACACAAATAACTCCAAATATATTCGTGTTGAGGTTGCCTATGGGGTTGATGCACAGGACGTAGATCCAACGGCTCTACCGGTTGGTTTCCGTGGACCAGCTCACTTAGTAACTTCAGGTTCTGTACCACTCGCTGGGTTTAATGATGCAACGACGTATGCCGTAACAAATCCATTAAGAAAAACAGTTCAGATGCCAATACCATTCCGTGACAATCTTGTTCGTGGTATTGCTCCAAATACTACTTCGGATAAGGGTCTATATTGGGGCGTTCAATTTGAGCGCAAAATATCTGCCATAGAACCAAATAAAACAACAATACCAGAAACAAGCATTCGCAGCTTTGCTAGCTATTTCCCAAATTTCCAAACTGATTACCAAAACTTTGTGGTAATGGATAATGAAGGAGCTATCGATACTGTTGAAAATGGGATTGTTGATGCGGATCGTTTTAATAACAATGGTTTCTCACTTGAAAATATTCAAATCAAATATCGTGTAATTCCAGGTAGTACGGCCACTTTCCCAAACAATACAATCCCAGATACTACTCAAGCAGTAAGCTGGAATTATGTCAGAAACGGACAAGTGACTACAAATACAGGTTCTCTTGTAAGAAGACTTTCAGTAGCCGATCTAGCAGATCCAGCTACCCGTCAACTTGGTAAGTTCAATCTATATCTTCAAGGCGGATTTGATGGCGTCAACATCTTCAACTATGATGAGCGTTATCTAACGAACAAAGCAATAAATGAAGAACTTGATTTTGCAAATCGTGGTGAACAGAATGGTTCTGCTGTAGTAGCATATAATACCGCACTCAATCTAATAGCAGATGCTACAGAAGTTGATGTACAACTATTTGCAATCCCTGGTATACGTAATCCATCTATTACAGATAAAGCTATAGAGACAGCCGAAAATCGTTTTGATGCTCTTTATATCATGGACATAGAAACATATGACACGGATGGCATTTTGGTAGCCAGCGAAGATCAAGTACCATCTGTACGTTATACGATTAACAACTTCCGTGATCGTAATATCAATACGTCTTTTGGAGCTACATATTTCCCAGATGTCATTATGAGAGATACCGTAGCAAACACGTTACGTCAAGTACCACCATCTGTTGCGGTCCTTGGTGCTTTCTCTTATAACGATGCTGTAGCTTTCCCATGGTTTGCCCCAGCCGGTTTCGCAAGAGGTGGTCTAGCAACCACAGAGCGTTCAACGATTGAACTTTCCAGAACTAACATGGATGACCTCTATGAAGTTGATATCAATCCAATCGTATCCTTTGCAGGATCTGAAGGTTTGGTAATCTGGGGTCAAAAGACGATGTATGCACAACAATCAGCTCTTGATCGTGTAAACGTTCGTCGTCTTCTTCTATCTATTCGTAGACAAGTTCGTCAAGTTTCTAATCGTATTCTCTTCGAACAAACTCTACCAGAAACCCTTACACGTTTCTCACAGCTTGTCAATCCAATACTTAAGCGTGTACAAGAACAAAAGGGCGTTGATCGTTTCCTTGTACGTATCGATACTAGCACCACAACTCAAGCTGATTTCGAGAATAAGACAATCCGTGGTAAGATTTTCTTACAACCAACTCGTACCCTCGAGTTCTTGTCCGTAGACTTCGTAATCAACAATCCAACCAACTTTGGTCAAGGCTGATAGACAATGAAATTTATATATACAAATTATGGCATCTTAACTGAGGACCATGTTCGTGAATTAAAAGAATGCGGATATGGAGTTGACGAATGTGGTTCTTGGGATGTTGAAGAAGGCGCACCACTACGTATGTCTAATGGTTACATAGGCGACGAAATGGAAGCTCCATCCTCTAAAGTAATATTAATTCGTGGTGGCGGCTTGGAAGAGGGCGATACTTCATCTCCAGCAGATGGTGGCTCAGTAACTGGAACACAAGTTGCATTGTCAATGCCAAATGGACCTGGAGGAGCTCCAAGTCCATCAGGTGCCAACGTTCCAAATTCATCTGAACCAAAAAGCAAACCAGATGTTGTAGTTCCACCTTCAATGGATATGAAGAAAGAAAATTACAATCGTCATGTAGAACGTATATTAGAAGCCTGGATGGAAGAAGAATTGCATGGAGATCAAGATAAGCTTGATTTGGATGATGACGGCGAAATTGAAGCAAGTGATCTCATGCTTATAAGACGTGGTTTAAAAGATAAACAAGTTGGCAAAGACAGAAAACGCAGTTGATTTCTTAGAAAATCAGAATTGAAATATATTTATAAGAAGAAAAAGGGTAAAAGATTATGGCCGAAACACTATCAGTAACAGATATGTTACCTACAAAGTTTGAACCACTTAAAAAGCATCGGTTCGTCTTCGCTATCGAAGGTATCGACTCGTTCCTTATTAAGTCTGCTGCACGTCCACAAATGACATTTGAAGAAAGTGCTATTCCATGGATCAACAGCACACGCTACATTGCTGGCAAAGGCACCTGGGGCGAAATGAACGTTACAATTTACGATCCAATTGCTCCATCCGGTGCTCAACAAGTAATGGAATGGGTACGTCTTTGCTTTGAAAGCGTTTCTGGTCGTGCAGGTTATTCTGATTTCTATAAGCGTGATATCCAAATCAAGATGTTAGATCCAGTCGGAACTGTAGTTCAACTTTGGGATATCAAAGGTGCTTGGTGTAAGTCTGCCAACTTTGGCGATATGGCTTATGATGGCAACGATCTAGCAGATATTCAGCTTTCTATTCGCTTCGATAACTGCGTTCTTCAATTCTGATTACAAATACAGTTATCCTTTCGTAGAAAACCTGGGAGAGTTCTCCTGGGTTTTTCTATTTATAGCATATGGATATGATAGAACAATCAATGAAACAATATGAGCGTATTCGTAAAGGATATCCTAGGTTATTCTCAGACGCTCATAAGATTGCAAAGCTTATTATAAAAGCCTCTAAAAAGGATTTTGAGCCCATTAAAACTTGGCGCTACCTACAGAGGTTGAAGCAAATAGAAAGCCGTAAAAAGGGTTATAGCCCGGTTCCTGATATGGTTATTAATATCTTCTTTGACGCCAAGTTAACTCGTGATGAAGAACGTGCAAAAGTAAAACAATATTATTTGGACGTTTTAAAAGTCGGACAAAAAGATATTAATGAAATGTCTTTGTTGAAAGAATATATTAAAACTATTCTGGAGCAAGAAAGTAAGCTTCATCCTATCAAAAAGGGTGAATTAGCAGATATCTCAACTAGTGACGATATTGCAAAAAGAGTAGCTGGTGATGTAGCTCTAATGGTTAATGACATATATGGTGCTATGGGAGCCGAATCAAATAATACTGGCGAAGACGTATTGAAACGTTTTACAAATATGGGTATAACGGACGTAGATGATGATCCGGAACCTGATGCCGCTATATTATATACTAATTGGGGCGGCTCAAAGAAGTTATCCAGAGTAGGTCATGATGGAACTGGTCCTGGCAAGGAAGCTGTAAAACAATTAATGAAAAAATTGTTGAATGAGCCTGGAGCATGGGCAGAAGCATCAGGAGCACCTGCTAACGTATTAATATCCAAATATAATCTTCCAACAGTTAATGATGAGAAGACAGTAAGAACTTTGCTATCTGGTATTAATGATATTGAATGGCATGGCAAACACCCATATGGAATATCTTATGGCGATGGATGGTATACGAGAACATTGCCAAATGGTAAAAAATCTACCAAGATAATTGTTGGCAATCCTCCTATTAAAGAAGTCGCTTTAATAAAAGAATATATCAGTTTAATAATAGAAGATATTGCTACTAAATTGGCTCCAGCAAAAAAGGGAGATGTTGTTAACGTTGCAACAAATAATGATACGGCTATAACTGTAGCTCCAGACGTTTCTGATTTAGTTAATAAAACTTATGGAGGTATGGGTGGTTTCCCAGGTGCAGATACACCAGAGGGCGTCCTAAACCGATTTACAGATTTCTATTTGTCTGATGTTGATGAAGACCCTGAACCTGACGCTGGTATTCTTTATACTGATTGGAAAGGTTCTAAAAAGGCTTCTGCTCTTGTAACAGATGGTGGTCCAGAATCAAAGACTAAACTAAGAGATATGATGGATACATTTTTTAATCAAAATGGTTCATGGATAGAAGTTTCTGGAGCGCCTGCAAACATTCTTGTAAGTAAGATGGGAATGCCAACTATTGAGGATGAAGAAACGGTAAGAAAGTTATTACCTAAAATTAAAGACCTCATATGGCATGGAAAGCATCCAGATGGGATTGCATATGGCAATGGTTGGTATACAAGAAACATTGCTGGACAAGACCAAACAAAGATTATTGTTGGAAATCCTCCAAGCGTATAATTCGTTAGATATTCTCATTTATACATTCTAAGCTGTCATTATACAATTGAAGAGTTATATCAATTGGAGGAAGAAATAATGTCAGAAACAGATAACAGAGATTTGCGTAACGCAATGCTAGCAGCGCAGATGGCATCTCAAAATCCTGGTGGAACCAATGGAGAGGGTCAGCCAATTAATGCTCAACAATACGCCAAACAAGAGTTAGGTGTTGAGATACCAGTAGATGCGGTGCCATTGCCATCTAAGGGAACAGTATATCCGCTAGGACATCCACTATGTAATGCAGATGTAGTTGAATATCGTAGCATGACAGCCAAAGAAGAAGACATTCTAATGTCTCAGGCTCTTATTAAGCGTGGAACCGTTATAACAGAACTAATCAAATCATGTTTGATTAATAAGAATATCGATGTTCAAACGCTATTATCCGGAGATAGAAATGCTCTCATGATTGCAATCCGTGCATCCGGATATGGTGCTCTATATGAGCCACTATATACTTGTCCATCATGTGAATTCAAGAATGAATTGCAAATCGACTTAAATAATTTGCCAATTAAGCCACTTACCCTTGAACCTGTATCTCCAAATGCAAATTCATTTGCATTCAAACTACCGGTATCTAAGAAAGAAGTGACATTTAAATTTTTGAATGGTCGTGAGGAAGAAGAAATAGTTTCTGAAATGGAAACCCGTAAGAAGAAAGGCTTGTTAAACTCAAATCTTGTTACCGCTAGACTTCTTCGCTGTATAACCTCTATTGACGGAAATGACAATAAGAGTCTTATTTCACGTTTCGTTCAATATATGCCAGCTCGTGATTCATTACTTCTTCGTGAACATATCGATGCACATGAACCCGGCGTTGATATGAAAATCGATTTCAAATGCAACAATTGTGATCATTTCGAGGAGGTAACGTTGCCCTTCGGCGCTAACTTTTTTTGGCCTAACTTCAAGCGATAAAGAAACCGTTCTTCTAGAGCCATTCTTTTTATTAGGTTATTATTTCGGTATGGATTGGGATACGTATTATAACTTTCCAATCTCCTTTAAAAGATGGCTCATTAAAAGAATAGAAAAAGAAATAACCAAAGCACAAGAAGCACAAAGTGATATCCCCAGTAAAGCCCCACATCATAATACACCAGATGTAAGATCCCTTACTGGGAAAACAAGATCACAAGTTCCGCAAAAACTTCAACGCTTTACTTAGATCAGACAAAACTATACCTGTGCATCATAGACCAAATCTTAACAATCAAAAACGTATCTTAAGAAGACCCAGATGATGTAATGCCATATAGGCTCCATCTGGGTTTCTTATTTTTCCATCAAATAAAAGATTTTCTAAGTCTTCCATATCTACAACGGCAACTTCTAAAAACTCATTATCATCCAAGTCTAAATCTTTAGCTACCTTCTTGCATCCAGTAGATATATACACGTGTCGCAGACCAGATGAATATGGGGAATAGCTACGGCTTGATAAGAACTCTATATTGCCTTCATATCCAGTCTCTTCTAATAGTTCTCTCTCAGCGGCTCTAAAAGGCTTTTCTCCGGGGTCTATCATACCTCCTGGTAGTTCGAACTCTACTCGTTCTATGCCTGGTCTAAACTGCTTTACGAGCACTACTTGACCATCTTCCGTCATAGGAAAGATATTGACGCTATCTGGGGTTCTATCAACGAAAGAAGTATAAGGTTTGCCATTAGGCAACAAGAAGGTTTTCTGAATGACCTTTTTTTCATAGCCGGTTGGTTGATGTGAGAAGGTATAAAACTTTTCTTTTAACTTTTTCATAATTATTCTCAAGCAATAGAACGTGCAACAGCACCGGCGGCTAGTTCAGAAGCAACAGTTGCGGCTGCTCGTCCTCCTGCTACTAATTCTCCCGCTTTTACAGATGCAGCAGTTGGTTCTGCGGCAGCGAGTGCTACACTTCCATGAGCACCACTTATTGCTCCTGATATGCCATGTGACCAGAAACCATGAATAATATGATATACTGTTGGCAATGCAGATATAAACAGTATTAAAATATATATTTGAAATATTGTTGCTTCTAATTTTAGTCTTAAAGCAGTATCTTTTTGCCAATCTTCATATGACATTGCGCCGCTAGCTTCTTTTGTTTGCAAATCAGCTAACTTTCCTGCGGTTTTAATATCTTCTTTGGAAGCAACGGTTGTACCTTTGTTGTTACCAAGCTTTAAATATTTTTTATGTAGGTCTTGTCCTTTCCCTACTTTCCAGTATGCTTGATAGATATAATAAGAAAGCTTGTCAGGAACTGATCTATCAATTAAAGCTTCTTCAGCTTTATGTGCATAGTGAAACAGATGTCCTATCCAAGAACAAAATTTTCCAAAAGCTTTCCAAAAATCAGATTGAGATTTTTGTAACCAAACTCCTAGTTTTTCTAAACCAGAACCAATTAATGAAATAAGTTTAAGACCTGCCAACGTAATACCACCGAGGGTAAGAGGATCTATAAACTCAAGTAGTTTTCGTTCGCTACCAAACAACTTATCCGCTTCTGCAAAATAAGCCTGAGCTTCTTTTAATATGTTGTTATGTTTTTTTGCTACGAATAATTTTCTTTCAGCAATTTGACCGGTTTGTGATTTAAGATTTTTTGTGGCAGCATCCCATTGTTGTATGGTATTTTGAAATGCGTTCATATCTTGGGGCATTGCAACTGAACTGCCACTCTTATTGATAAGATTATAAATTTCCATTATATCTGGATTGTTTTTATAACCTTGAACTTTTTTAACTAGTCCATCAAATTGTTGTATCATTGCTTCTATGGTTTTTTGTCCAGCCTCAACAACGCCTTGTTTAACACGTTGAACTATTCCTTGTTCAAGTAGTAATGAAGCAACCTCACGTTGAATAATTGTTTCTAGCAAAAGCTTTTCTGAAGAATTCATATTGTCAATCTCTTCTGGAACGTTTACCAGAGCATTTCCATTTCTTACGTGATAATCTGAGGGGACTGTTAGCATCTTTAGCGGCAGAAGGATGATCTTTCATTTGACCGTAAGAGCGAGCACAGTAGCTGTCGCCCTTTGAGGTTCCTGGAGCAATTGAATAACCTTTTGCTCCATAACGAACTGTTTTCTTATTCTTGCCAGAACCGACAACCTTTTTGTATTTCTTTGAACCTGTATATTTTTCAGCAAGATTTGAACGTTGTTCTGTGCCCATAAGATCTGAAACAATTCTACTGATCAATTCTTCTTCAATATCAGGAAAGAATTCATTATCTAAGATATTTCTTACCATATCTTTAAGTTTAGCTAAAGATCTTTCATCATATTTGGCATCATCTACATATTGATCAAAATCAGCCAGCGTATCAAATCCTTCTTCTCCAAATGCTTTTTGAAGAACAGGTATAGCTGTATTTTTTGTAAAATCAGTTTGAATATTCTCATGGAGAAGAAAGTTTAATACGTTCTTAATATTATAGTTTGACATTATAAATCCTTTTCAGAGTGGCCAAGCTTTGCCAGTTTTTTCTTCAAAAGATTTTTTAGCAACGTTTTGTGCATTCAGTTTTTCCATTACGGTTTCAACTGTTGCGCCTTCACGTTTAAGTTCTTCTTGATATTCTTTTGAAGCACGAATTACTTCAGTCATGGCAGCTAACTGTTCTGGTGTCCCTTGAAGTTTGAAAGGAAACCCAGCTAATCCTTCATCTTCTTCTGTTTGCTCCGACATACCAGCAGCTACTTTTCTCATACCGGCAGCAGCAAGGCGGGCAGCAATGGAGGCAAATAATAATTTACCTGACCAAGATAGACGAATTTCATTTAAATGTTGTTTAGATTTTTTATCTGACATTATATTGCCTCAATACCTTAAAATTTTAGATCCGATTGTAATTATGAGAAGACCGGATAAACACTACAAGTTAAATAGTAAAACATGCAATCAAATATTGAAATAACGGCACAACTGAATAAAATGCTTTTAGAGCAAAATCAGTTATATCTTACGCAAGCTAAAATTCAGCGTGGACAATTAGCTTTGACGCAACAATTAGTTGCAGCAATGGGCGATGTTGATGTTTCAAAATTAAATGAAAGCCTAAATGCTACCACAGAGCAGATCGCCGCAGCAGACGAAGCTTTAAAAAGAATGGGCATTAGCGGTCAAAGAGCCGGTGATCAAATATCAAGCTCTAGTTCTCAAGCAAAAATAAATTTATTAGCTACAGCGGACGCAACTGAAAAAGCAGCAAATGCAATGGAAAAAGGTGCCATATATGGTGCAGCATTTCAAGGAGCGGTCAAAGGTTTCCAGGTATCTTATTCAATATTAAGCGGCATTGCTGGAATATTAGGATCCGTTGCCAGTACCATGGGACAATTCGCTATGTCCGTTTTGTCATTTCCTCTGAAAATATGGAGTTTCTTATTTGAAAAAGCTTCTCAAGGCGGCGGCGGTGGTGAATTAAGACAAACTTTAGAAAATATACGTAAAGAATTTGGTGATCTAGAAAAAGGATCTTCAAAAGCCATAATAAGTTTAGCTAAAAGTATATCTGGACCTCTTACCGATACAGGATTAAGTACTTATAGAATATTTGGCAATCTGGCAGAAAGATTAAAATATGTTGCCGAACTTGCCAAAGCTTTAGGTCCAATATTCATTAATATCGTTCAAAAAGGACTAATAGCTGACGCCGAAGCCGTTGGTCAATTCCAAAAAGCTCTAGGTCTTTCAAATGAACAAATGAAAACCATTGCCAGAACATCAATAGTATCTGGCAGAACAATGGATGAAGAGCTAAGGCAAACCGCCAATTATGCAGTCCAATTGGGAGATGCTTTTGGAATGAATGCCATGGAAATATCTCGTGACATGGCTGAGATGGAAGGAGATTTAAAGCATTTTGGTGGTATGTCAAAGAAAGAATTTGGCGAAGCTGCTGTATATGCAAAGAAATTAGGAATAGAAATCAAATCTCTTACCGGAATTATTGATACATTCGACAATCTAGATTCCGCTGCAAATGCTGTAGCTAGGTTGAACCAACAGTTTGGTATACAATTAGAGACTATAGAAATAATGAGGATGACCGGTCCAGAACGATTAGAGTATATTAGAAAACAATATGAAAAAACTGGTCGAACATTTGAACAACTTGATCGTCAAAGTCAGCAATACATGGCTACAACCATAGGCATGACACAAGAAGAAGCGCAACTAGCATTTGCTCAAAATAATCGTGGCGTTGGACTAGATCAGATAAAAAAGAAATCTGCCGAAGCAGAAAAGAAACAGTTAACCCAAGCCGAAGCACTACAAAAACTTGCTGGCTCAATTGAGAGATTAGTTAAAGGCGGCGGTGGGGGTGTTACAACGTTATTCGAAGCATTTACTAAAGGCTTTGAAACTGCCATATTCCGAAGTAGGGATTTTAGGCAAATTATGAGGAATATCAGGCAAATTCTTAGAACTACTAGACTGGCAGGTATGCAAGTAGGTAGAGCATTTGTTGAGATGTTTCCAGGCGTAAAAAACATTCTTGGCGGATTAGCAGATTTGTTTAGTCCTACCCGTTGGAAAGCAACAATGAGAAAAGTTGTTGAGGTTTTCAAAGATTTTTTTAGAGATTTACAAACAAATCCAGAAGCTGGATTAAAAAATCTATTTGACAGGCTTAAAAAAGTATTCTTTGATCATTTTGATGCTAGTACAGGAGCAGGAAATAAAATAATTGAAGGTTTTAAAACATTCTTTACTGTAATATTAAAAGCGGTAGTTGGAGGATTAAAAGCTTTTATTCCAATGGCATTTGAAGCTTTAACTAAGCTTATAAAAGGCATTAATAGTTTCCTTAAAGGAGAAGTAGGTATTCCTATAGACACCAGTACTATAGGTGGTCAAATAATGGATTCCCTTAAAGGATTATGGGAAGCTATAAAGCCTGCTGGGGTAGAACTTTGGAATGCTATCAAAACCTTGTTAAGCACCGTTTTTGATATGATTGTGGATTGGATGAAAGAGCATTGGGCGATGATCGGTGCTTTATTAATTCCTCCATTGGTAGGAAGCATTTCTGGTGCCATACAGGCTGCTATGACCGGTGGCGTAGCTAAAGGGCTGCTGGGTGCAGCCGGGGATTTGGCAGGCGGTGGAAGCGGTGCTAGCGCCGTTAAAAAGCTAATTGAAACCGTTACAAATACCGCAGAAGAAACAAAAAAACAAACATTAGAACTAAGTCCAGTACAAAAAGCTGTCCAAGAAATAAAAGGAGTTATCGAGAAACTAAAGGACGTTGATATTGGTGCGTCTGATATTAAAAAAGCAGCACTTTTTGGTTTGTACGTAACTGCCGGATTAACAATCATTGTATTGGCTATAGTTGGATTGGCAAAAGGCATTCAAGAAAGCGGTCTGGATGCTGGTTCTATCTTGTTGGCTACTACAGTTATTCTGGCAGCGGCAGGAGTTATGGCTGCTATGTCATATACAGCCGATATATTAGAAAAATCAACTGTTAATCGAAATACAATCAAAAAAGCAGGTATAGTTGCAGTCTTTGCAGCGATATTGACCGTTGGTTTTATAGCTTCATTAGGATTAATGGTAGAAGCAATAAAGGGTTTAGGAGCAGAAAATGTTGCCATGGCAATACCTGCTCTCTTAGGTATGACAGTAGTCATGGGAGCCATGTCTTTATTGGCATATGCAATCGAAAAAGCTAACGTTAGTTCAAAAGCCTTGACAGGAATGGTTGTGATTGGTATATTTGCAGCCGGTTTAACTTTTTTCATGGCGCTGATGGTTGGAATAATGAGAATTGCAACGGCCGGATTGTCCGCAGAAGAAACCGTTGCTATAGGTTCTCTATTTCTTTCTATGGCTGGAGTGATGCTAGCAATGATACCTTTGATGTTAGCGGCAGCAGCGGTGGGTGTTATGATGGCAAATCCAATCGTGGCGGCGGTGGTGACGGGTGCGCTGGTATTAGGTTTAGCAACCATAGGAACGTTTGCCGAAGCCGTAACCGGTGTCATCATGAAAATAGTATCATTAGCTGAAGGTATGCCCTCTGGACCTGAAGTAAAATCAAAGGTCGATATTATGATATCGGTTATGGGTGCATTGACCAACTTAGTATCTGCTGTAGGAGGTATAACCTCTACCGTTGCAATCTCTGTAGACGATGACGATACGGGGGCTTTTACTTCTGCAATGGATTCGGTAACTCGTTTCATACAACAAATGTCTATATCTGCTAGAGAATTTATAACTCAAACGATAACGTTAGTTTCTGGTTTTAGCAAAGAAGATTTAGCTAAAGTGGAAGTAGTTACTTCATTGTTAGCTGGCTTAGGAAGTTTAATAGGAAGCTTTTCAGAAGCTCTAAATGGATTAAAATCCGAAAGTTGGTTTGGAGAAGATGCAGAATTTAGAAGTAATATGACTGTATTTGGCAGTATGGTTACTACTGTGGTAGATTCTGTTCTTTCGTCCGGAATTTTGACACAATCAACTGCTTTAATAACTGGATTTACTAGAGGTCTTGGTGGTTTAACTGAAGAACAAGTAAAAGCTATTGGTCCACTTACCGGTGTTTTATCTTCTATATTCACCTTTTTGGGTGCAGTAATGAAGTCATTGCAACTCGATCCTGCAACTGTCACGGCATTAGCTGGTAGTGATGAAGGTGCCTCCGCAGCTCGTTCAATTGTCTCGAGTTATTCAACCACAACAACTACAAACATTATTCGCTTGCTCGATGTTGTTAAAGACAGCATTGCGCCAATGGTCAATGCATTGCTCAGTTCTGTTGCCGGTATTGAAACAAGACAATTAGATAGAGCAGCAAAAGCTGGACAAGCGGTTATGAGCATAATATCTGGTATTAGCGGATTTATGGATGCTGTTAGAAAATCTGGTCTTAAATCAACTAGTATTGGGGTTGGCGAAGGAAAAGCTGAAATCATAGAAAACTTTGATCAAACACAATTCGAATCAATATTACGTAACATGGGCACGGTTATTAGTACCATATTTGCTCCAGGAAATGTTGGATTTATAAAACAAATAGTTGATGCATTAGTAGGTGCTGATCTGGGAAGACTGCCTAGAAACATCGGAGATAAAGTAAAAGGAATTGTTGATATTGTTGGATTAGTTTCTACTCTTAATAATCCGGAGTTGATTAAGTCTTTGTCGGATTTAAGTGTAGGAGGCGTCGGAGGCGGAATAAATCCTGCATCTATTGGTGCTCGTATTACCTCTATTGCTGGAATAGTCACAACTGCAATAAGTGGATTAGCGGGAATATTCACAACAGACATTATACGTTCTTTAAATGTATTTTCAAAAGGTCGTGCAGCGCAACTTGAAAGATTTAGTGAAATGTCGAGCAGCTTAATCACAATGGTTAATACTCTAGATAGTCAATTAGCTAACGTTCAAGAAGCATTAGGATCCTTGGCAGGTAGAGCAACATTTGGCAATATTAAGGCTGCATTGTTTGGCGGTGAAGATGAGGCTAGTAAAGCAAATAGCGTCTTTGGAGGCATTAACTCTATCATTAATGAACTAAACAATATAAGACCTGTCAATCTAGAAGCTAGTTTGGGTAGAATTGCTGGCATGGTTACAATGGGCGGCAGCGAAGAATTTAATATTAATCACAAAAACTTTACATTAACTGTCAATTTGAGTGTGCATTTGAATGCACAAACTATTGAAGAAGCAATAGTTTCTAATCCAGCAGGCACCTTAGTTGTTACAAGAGAAGGTACGAAAACCCCAGGTTCTGGCAGACTAAGAGGAAGAGGCTGATAGGAGCATATTAATATGACAATATATGAACAAATGATAGCTAGCGAAGAATATAAAAAGCTTTTTGAACAACTACCAGATGATAGAAAATATGCAATTCAAGAAGATATGAAGAAATTTATTGATGATGTCGAGAACAAACTTATTAATCCTCTTAAAACTCATATGGAAACTTTTAATAAGAAGTAGTTATATATTATGTCCAATGATTATCCAAGAAGAGTTAGAGATGTTTTGGCGTCTCAAAATAAAAGAAGTATCAGCATAATCCTTACAAATACCGGTCCTTCAAGTGAAGCTTCTGGGGGTAATCATGTTGTTGACATTGGTGCAGACGATTATACTGAAGACACTAAAACAATAGCACATACTTTCGCCGTCGCTACAATCGATGAAGCCCAAAATACATACAAACCATCCAATCAATATCAACAAGCTAGTTTATTAAATGGCAATGGATATCCTGCTGCGATATCAGATGAATTTGAAGATGATTATTATTTAGGAAAAGAAACAGTTGGTGCTGATGGTAAAGCAATGTTCGTCAATCTTTCTGATAGTGATTTGCTAAACATTAATATAATCAAAGGTAAAG